CTTCTAGGTATTTAATGGCCACTCGTAAAACGTCCCATCTAAAAGCGAGTGTCAACTGTTAAAAATCAATTGGGAACAAAAATTTGTAATAATCATGTTAAGAAATGATTCCTAAAGCTACGGTTAAGATTGTGTGAGGCTCAAATGAGTACTCCTACCAACACAATTGCGCTCGTTATGCGTGTGAGCTTCCACGTGACTTTCGTCATAATTGCGCTCGTTATGCGTGTGAGCTTCCACGTGACTTTCGTCATATTTAAGTGAGGAAATGGATCCTCGAACCGAGACCCCTTTCGGTCATACGGTTTTGTGAATTCAAATTAGCCATTGATTGCTGTTGGCCGAATTCATTTTGCTGCATCATTTGATTAAATTCAAATTGATTTGATTGCATTCCTTTTTGGAATTCGAACATGTTTCCTTGGATGTTTTCTTCATGTCCATGTTGCGTGCCTTGCATCAGTGTCTCGTGTCCAAAGCGTTTTTCCTGTACCAAAAGTTCATGCCTACGATCAGCTTGAGCTTGCATAGCACCACCAATTCCTTGGAGCGCTCCACCACCAATACCCAAAGCTAACGCAGCATTAGCTTGTACTTCCTCAACAACAACATCAGCGAATAGTGGCTGTAATTTCTCATCAAAACCAATTGCACTCGTCTCAAACATAGAGTTCTTAAAGAATGCAGGGGCAAGCCTCGATGTCCATAAACCTGTGTCGGTGATAAGGAAATCATTCGTTCGGTCAACTGTGGTGATAGATTGAATTGTCAACTGTGATGTTAAGACCGGTAAAACTTTGTAGGGATTAATGCCTCCATTGTTGATAACAAAGATGTTAAATTCCTGCAAGAATCTAACAGTTGCAACGGTGCGAACTGACACAGTATCGACAAGACGGAACTGCATGCATAATGTGTTTGGGATTCCAATAGATCGTCTTTGGAACCATCTTGTGATTGTGGGGTCATCACTAGCTGTAGAACCTGGGTAACCTTCAATCAAAACTGCTGACGGTGGAATATCAGAAATCCTCAAAGCTTGAAAACCAAGAGGAAGAGATGCGAAAGATCCAGTAAAGCCAAGTTGTTCATCAACATTGATAAAGGGAAAGAGAGGAAGTCTGACGTGAAGCAACAAGGCAGGAGTACCAGGAACACCAATTGATTGGAAAGCTTCCGCTTCACTGCTATCACCAACTTTGGCTCCGTATCCGATAAGATAAAAGATGATAATCCCTTTGTCAGTTGTTACTTTAACATAACCACCAACAACCCAAGCTTCATGGCTACCAACGACATTATTAACTTTCATTGGGTATCCTGTGTTGTTGTACAGGACACTGTGGATGGTAACAGGAGCAATTGCTCTTGCGAGAATAGCAGCATCCCATCCTGGCAATGTTTTTAGCGTGTGATATTGAGCCTCAGTTGTAAGGTTTAAAGTCCCAGCGAGTCCATCAATTTTATTCGCAAGCAACATGGTTGAATACGATGCACGATCCATGGTTGTCTGTGTCATAATACTGGCAATACCCATGTCGGGGCCAATACCAGTATCACGAAGCAAGCGATAAAGAGTCGGGAAATCACGCTCATAATTCACAAATTGAGTTGCATTGTACCATCTTGATGCAGATGTTGAAATAGCGGAATTGTTACGTCTCGAAGCTGCGCCAGATAAGTTGTAAACAGTTGAATTGTATTGTGGGTACTTCTCATCTTGCAAAAATGCTTGTGGTGTTGTGCCAGTTCCATCGGTGTAAATTGACATACGTCCGTTAGTAGCGTTAACGAAAACGTCGTCGAATAACTGAGGAGCTAATGCATTGCTCTCATTAGAGGATGGCAAATTTCCGATGATTGGCTCGGAAAATGTAAATGGATTGGGCTCAGCAGCATTTGCAAGCTTTGAAGCGACCCTTAAGCGAGTAGTAACTCCCTCTCGCAGAGGATTTTGGAGTGACATCATCAAGAAAACAACGAGATGTGGTCTCTCGTTGTCAACGACTTCGTCAGTTCTTCTCCAGAAAAGATTTTGCCTACCATCATGCAAGATGTGGATAGCATTCCATGGCATAGTCACACCCTTTGCAGAGTAAGCGAACTTCATGGCTTCAGACACAAGCATTGTGCTAGTTGCAACACGACGGGGAACCCAGCATATTCCAACAGCACCGGAGAAGAGAGGATTACCAATAACCGTAAAACGATATTGGATTGATCCAGCATAGCGTCCATGAATTGCGGCATAAGTCTTAATATAGCTATTAACGAATGGGTGATTGACTCCATAAGGAATCTGCAATATAACACTCCCTGACGACATGTCATCGGTGATTTCAATTTCAATATCAGAATCCAAGAATTGCTCATAAATGAGGTGTTTAATATCGAATGTAATAGCGCCGACAGATAACATATTGGGTGCACCAATTGGATTCAGACATGTAGTTTCAGCAAATTGCAAATTCGCCATGATGTCTTCACCTGAACTAGTCATAGCTGGAATTGTCCCAGTTGGTTGGGGATTCATCTGACTAGGTAAACTCGCAATTTGATTTCCAGTTGCAGATTGATTGATTGTTGCTGGCTCGATAGGCATATCGGCATTCGATGTCACAGCTTCTGTTTCGTTAATTGGCATTAGCTGGTCATTCATGCGCTTATCCATTAAAGCGATTTCTTGCTTATTCAAGTCAGCTCTCATGAATTCGATATAGCGTTTGACTTCATTTCTTATGGCTGTAAGACAACCATAGGACATTAAGATTTGGATGCCTTCGTCGGTGATAGATGTCATGTATGAAAATTCCCGCATAAGGAATTTGCGCATTGAAGTTGGTTTTTCAAAGATTTTAGAGCGTTGTCGATCGCGGCATTCCTTGACGTGCTTATTTTGTGTGCAAGCCGATATAATTTTATACACAGCAGCTGGTTCGTGGTCAGCATTAGCTCGAGCAAAGTCTACTACGTCCATACCACCAAGTGGTTGTCCCCAGTAACTCTCAAGTTCAGGAACTTCATATGAAACCGTTTGGCCAGGTTTTACGCCTAGTTGTTTCAGAAGTTCCACGATTTGAGTGGTATCCCGTCTGAAGGTTTCACCATTGACAGTGAGACGAGCTTGAATAGGTCTCAAATCTTGGATCATAGATCTTATACGATCACAAGCACCACGTTTAGATTCCTTGTGAGTTCCAGCTGTTGATTTGGACGAAAGAACACTTTTATCCATAAGGGTGACCTTAGCTTCACACGTCCACAATAAATCATTATCTGGACCTTGACTCTCATAATTGAAAGATGGGGGGTTAAGACCACGTTTAAGAATATACTCATTCAACCACATGTCAGCCATTTTATCAAATGTTTGGAATTTGGAGTTCGAAATATTTTCACTAGCCACGAGGTTTACCTGTTCCTTAAAAACAGGAGATGTTGCGTCACCACGGATGTACTCGATGAACTTTTCTTGCGCATATTTATATGGAACCATGTCAAAAGCAATGTTAAATTGTTTACAGAGAGCTATAGCAGCTTTCTTGACTTTGTTGAAGAAAGGTTCATCATACAATGATGCTTCTAGCAACGCCGTGAAAATGTTTGCTTGAATTTGTCCAGGCTCGAGAGAATTAAACCAAAAGAGAGCAGATGTAATCGATTCTTTCTTTAGACGTGGAAAGTACACAAGAGGGAAGATTTCGAAATAAGACCGAGAACAGAATGAAACGAGTCCTTCAGTCTTCGCAGGTGTTTGCGTCAGTCCGAAAAGAGCTGCATCACGAAAAAGATCTTCGTTCGTAACACCAGAAATCCCAGAAAATTTTCTGATTGCGTCGTCCCCAAGTATACGGATAACACAATTCTCCATTACTTCTTTATATGAAGGGAAACCACCAAAGATTTCTCTCCATCGACGACAGAACGTGTATATCGTTGACTTGAGAACAGAGTGACAGTTCATGATGGTTGTGGTGTAAGCACCTGACACATTCCCGCAATCAATGAAATAACAGTGTCCATCCATTGTGTGTAATCTGTAAGTCAGAGTTTCTGCTAAGGCTTGCTTCTGTTCAAATGTGAAGGCGTCTTGTAAAACACAATCCACGAAATCGTTGATAAGTTTTTTGCTTGTCGATTTATCTAAGCTTTTGAAGTCAGAGTTGGCATACTCGCCTTCAAGTGCATTGAAATACAGCATATGAGCTGTGGCATCAAGATATGGGTTGGATCCAATGCAAAAGATTTCCGTGGAATGTTTTTGAATGACTCTTTCGATAAATGAACCGAAGTAAGTCTTGAGTACCATGTTAATCGAGAGGTCAATCTCATTGAATAGCCTGACTTTTCCTTTTTTGACTTTCTCCTTTGGAAGTAGTTCGATTTTAGCATTGTCCTTTGATACGATCAAAATTGGGTGTCCTTGATCAATAGCGGAACAGTACTGGATGTAGTCGTTCTTCAACTCACGTCCAGCCGCTGTCTCACAATTGATAACATAGAATGGTTTCTTTTCAATCGGGTTTAAATTTCTGAAGAGAACATCGGGATCTTTTTCTGGACGCTTAGTCATGATATTGAAGTTTTTTTTAAACTTTGGACCAACTGAGGTTGACATCTCAATTCCATTTAATAGACCGTAACCATTGATGACTTCATGCAATGGAAGTCGTTTAATTTCTCCATATGCACACTGGTAATACGTTTTGATGATTTCAGTGGAATATTCGTCAATTGCAAGATCCCACCCTCCGAGGGTTGGTAATACTTCTGCATATTTCACAGCTTGTGAAAAGAGTGGATTGATATCGCCACGTTGGTCTTCATAAAGCTCGGATGCGTCTTCGACGTGGGTCATATCAATTGCAGAGGGGAGAGTTTCACATTCAAAGAATTCTTCAGCAATTGGCAAATACTTCTTGTTATGCTTTGGTTGGGAAAAATGTCGTAGCTCTTTGTTATATCCCCAAATCTTGAGATCGGATACTTTCTCATATACACTACCACCGTAGTTAGATAAGACAGCGGTCTGGGTTTTCGAGTCAGTGACCATATTTTTCTTAGCCAAGGGGTGACGCACAACAGAAAGCATTGAATTAGCTTTTACATGGGACAGATCCCCTTCGGAAAGAGAAGTAAACCATGCAAAACCAGCGTTGTTGATAGCATTGTGTAATCCAATGAGTCGGAATTCGTTGTTAATTCGTGCAATCAAGGGCAAGCCACAATCACCAGACTTGAACATCTTGTAAGGATCTTCAATTCCAACAAGAGAGTACATCCAAAATTGAGATGAAAGTTTAAAATACGGATTTGATGTATCCACTTTAGGGGTTGCAACATGTGGAATAAAGGTTAATTGTGCACGCGATATAAGCGGTTTGCTTGTTGGTCTGATGAAATAACCAGAATTGACGGTGTTGAATTCTTCTTCTGTTGCGAATAATTTTTTAAGATCTGAAAACATTGGGAAAGTTTTATCGGTAACAATGACGAAAGCTAGATCTCTCTCACGAGACAATCTAACAACTTTCCCAGCGTATTTTTTCCCTTCCGATTCAACATAGCATTCATCATTCATGTCGTGGAACACATGTGAAACAGTTACCAAAATACGATTGTGAATACCAATTCCAAAAACTTTTCCACGGCATGAAATACGAACGCAGTTCTTACGCAAGCGTTCAGTGAGGACTTCGAGGTCACTAGCAGGTTGGTGATCTTCTTCAAGAGTTGTCAGATTTCGAGCGTTGAGGTCGAGCATGCATTGCTCAAGACCAGAGGGATCAGAGACAATTAGGCGATGAATAGCTGAAATATCAGCATCAGCCAAGGCTTGTTTAAAAATCTGAGTCGTGTTGGAGTTGGCTCTAAATTCATTTTCCCATCGGTTCCACTTTTCAGTGTGGCCGGCCTCAAACATTTCAGCACGGATGTTAGCAGCTTCATGTGGATCGTTCAAAAGGGTACGACGGTATCTACAAGTTGCCTCGTAAATATCAGGATGAACATACTCAGTTTCACGGCCAATATCACGATACTTTCCTTTTCCACGTCCACCTTTTCCACCATGGGCATTTGCAGTTTCGCTTGCATTTGTGCTGAACATTTTAAAGCAAAGCTTCACAACACCAGCGGAAAAAGCCAATGCACCAAGACCAGCAAGAATCGACAAGACCTTGTTGTTCTTGATAAATTGACCAATTCCTCGAGTACACAATTCATCTTTCTTAGCTAACAAAGTTGCATACCAAGAATGATAATTAAACATCGGGTCGGTTGTTCCAATGTTGGTTTGTACATAACTGTGGATGTTCGACAGTATAATGGGAGGAACAAATTGCAATTGAGGGAGAGTCTTTCCATATTTGACGAACTGGTTATATTGCTCGTATGAGATAAAGTGAATCTCAGATGCGTATGTAAATTGAATCTGACATGTGCGCGGATTGTGAGTGATTCTGAATTCCTCAACCATTGGAATACCAACATATAGGATACCATTTACAAGTGTGATTTCACGGTTGGATGCTTTGATGTGAAGGCGACAAGTTAAGCCAGGCTTAATATCGTTGAGGATTGATGCGATTGTATGAGCAGAATCAATTAGATCATCTTCAGTGTGTATATTGGTTGGCAGCAATTGTTGAGCACTATCGAATCGTGTTGAAACGAGAGTCATCAACTCACCGGTAAATGATACAGTTGTGTTATTAGATCCAGTGACACATGATTTCATGATAGATGAAAGGCTTTTAAATGCAGCACCAAGACTTTGAGCGTCTTGGGTGATGACAGTTGCATCATAGTCAAGGTTTACACCTTGATAGGCCTCATTCACGATATTGACGGTATGACGGTCAGTAATAGCTGCAACAAAAGTTCTGTAAACAAAGTTAAGTAACTCTGTTTTGGAAACAGATTCTCCGTTGAAGACATACTGGCCACGATACGGAACATCAATAGTGATTGCAGATGAACAGATGCATGAGATGCCGTCAGTTGTTTTGACAACACCATTAAGCCCAATGCGTCGAGCAATACCATTTGAAACTCCAAGAGTGTCGACTTCCCAGTAGAAAGAATCTTGTTTGTGGAAGTATGAAACAACTTTATTGCGTAAAGAGCGTTTGCGTTCGAATGTGTGATTGGTTGAGATGATATAAAAGCTATCAATGTGGCCTTTGTTGATCCACTTGAAATAAGCCTCATAGTCTTCTTTACGGGGTTCAATTTTATCGTCAATAATGTAAATGCCACGTTTTGTTGGAGGTTTGGCAAAGTCATCAACAGTTATCACTGGCCAGCCAATATAAGCTTGTGAGATGTTATTAGCTATCATGTGAGCTATCATGGTTTTGCCAGTTCCAAGTGGGCCTTGGATGCGGATAACATTGTACGATTGTCCTGAATTAGCAAGGTTTTGGGTCCGAAGATTGGACAAAAATGTCGTTCTTCGTGCTATAAGGTCTTCTTCAAGAGGAACAGCAATTGGGTCTTGTTGCAAGAACCCAAGTTCACGTTTTGCAAGTTGAGAAATGATTATCCCAAGAAGTTCATCGAGCGTAGTATCACGATATTTGACATTTCCACTTGTGAGTTCTGTTGTGTTTATAACGACACGAAAGCGGAGGTGAGAGAAATCTCTGCGTCTATGGTCGTTTTCACCATGTCGGCCTTGAGCTTGCGCATCAGTAACTTCAATTCGGATAATTCGATCCCAAGTAGCTTTTGCAGCATCTTCGGAAAGAACGCGAGTCAAGGTGGGACAAATGTCATTCGATGTTAAGAAAAGACATTTGATGGCACAAGGTTGGTTTTTACCTTCAAGATGGGCCGCTTCAAAATTGAAGTGGTCGCCAGAAATGATCTGGTTGAGGCATGGAAGATTAGGATCTTCTGATCGCAGTGCCATGAACTCATCGATGATGCCAAAATCCTGGCCACCGTATGGTCCATAAAACCCATCTTTTTTAGATTTATTGAGGTTATAAATACCGGTCTTGTAACCAAGCACTTCACTAACTTTCTTGGTGATATAGTTGGTTAATGTTGATTTACCAACAGATGGTTCACCAGCTAGTAGAACACCAAGTGTTTCTTGACGTTTAACAGCATTCAAGATGATGTGAATAGCAGATTTCTTTTCAAGCAATTTGGAGTGATTTGCAAGAATAATACTGTGAGCTCCTTTAACATTGAGTGACAAAGTCTTGGCGTGATACTTCTGTTTAAGGAGTGGCAAGACTTTATCAGTCATGTTGTCGAGCTCAAACAGCAATTCTCCATCTTTCAAAAAAGAAAGATATGGATACGTTGCGAGTTCGCTTGATCTTTTAGCACATTTTTCAAGTTCTTCGTAAGCAAGTTGGTCGCCGCTCACATCTAAGTGGCAGAGATCTTCCAGTAAGAATTTTGTGAATTCCTTGCCAGTCTCAGCAATTGTTCCCATTGATCGAATCATAGCACCTTTTTGGATGACAGATTTGATGTCACAAATGTTAAAGAGAGTTAGACCCCCAATAACAATTGAGACAATGGCAGTAACGGCTGGATAAATCCAGTTCATAGAGTTGGCTTGATCTTCAGTGGTGAACATTGTTGCCACAAGGGTAGGGACTTCAGCTACAACTTTTTCAGTGTTGAAAGCAATCCCCTGCTCATGAAGCAAGTATGCGGATGTCATTACGAAGGAAACGAGAGAAGCAACAATGGAAGCGCTGTTGATTATCTTGGTCATCAAAGTAAGTCCGTTAGAAAGCATGGTTGTTACGGCAGCACCAATCGAAATGACTGATGATGTTAAAGAGGTAACGAAGAGCGGAGTACGAGTGCCGAGCAGGCCATTAAAATGGGTTGCTCCTATTGTCCCAGCTATCACCTTGGTAAGATTGGCAACATCGTTATCCGGTTCGATATAACCCTCCATGACATCATCCCACCTTTCCATCTTTGCGTACGATATAACACGCGATGGTGGTGCGGGAGGTTCGTCAAGAGATAAACCAGAGTCAGAGGAGATTTCGTCGAAATTGGGTGGTTCGAATCCCTTTCGTGGGATCTTATCCGGGTGATTTAGCCGGAAAGGATCCTCGAAAGGTGTAATAACTGGTGGTTGGTGCAGCTCAACAACAGTTTTAGGCTCAGCTTTATCAGCGAGCTTGGTGGTTTCCTTATAATTTATAAAGGGAGGAAGCCCTTCTTTTTCAAAAAATTGATCAGTTTGAAATTTGACATTTTTGTCATTCAAATGATTAGTTTTTTTTAAATTTGATTTTAATTTGATAGTATTACTATCATTATTATTAAAGTTATTTCCAGATGAGGAAACAAGATTAATA